GAGCAACAAATCTATCGGATTTATGGTCTGGATCAGAATGTTTTGAAGCAGACTCAACGACCGCCTCATTTGCATTCCGCATCCTGTCCATTTCAGACTTTCTTGCTAAGATAGCCTTGGTGCTCTGAGTCCCCCGCTTTTTGTTGGGGGCAGACAAAGTCGAGGACTCGTTCACTAAAACAGGTGTAACCTTAGGCGCTTCAGATGCCTTTGCTTTGGCAAGACGCTCTAAGATAAAATCAGTACCGGAGGAAAAACTAGACATGGTAGCCTCTTAGGTATGGCCATTTGATTTAAAAATAGCTAAGATCCTACAAATATACCTTTTAATAGGGTTCTTGCTGGTGTAGAACGGCCACATTGTAAATGTCGCATACAATCTATTAGTATGTCAGTAACAATAGGCAAAGCGGGATCGTACTGTTTTTCAGTTTGAATAGCCACTCGAGTTATGGCCGAAGCAGTCGACTTTATTAAAGTCAAAGGGCCTGCATGATCTAGCTCCTGCAAAGACTTCCACAGTTGTGGTTTAGTTTTGACTACATCTCTCAAAGATGAGATAGTATTTGGAGAGGCAAAGGATTCTACTAGAAGTAGCTCACCGTAGGCTCTGTGCAGCTGATTGGACTCTGTTAAATCCAGTGTTGCTTTCTTTAGGGCTGCTCGTGTTTCTTGCAGAAGATCAAGGGTAAGATATTCTCTGTAGTTGTCGTGGCCTTCCGATATAAAGTGGGCAATAATTATAGGGTGAGAGTTCCTATTGATCGTTTGTAAATCCATGGGAATCTTCTTTGTCTTAGAAGAGACACTTTCAGTAACCCAGTAAAGAGCAGCACCAGGCGGTGAGTTGCCAAAGTGTAAGTCTGAAGGGTGCACTAATAAAGTGTCGGACTCCTTAAAGGAGGCCGACACATAAGAGGCCTGACCACAAGCAGGGCAGTTAGGGTGGGTAGAGAGTGCATAAGGCAGTAAGATAGAGCAGTTATTGCAATATTTGTCGCCGTCTGATTGGTAGTGGGCTGCAGCGTAGACTAAGGGTGAGGAAGACTCGGGTGTGTAGTCAGTTTCGTAGAATAAGTAATTTCTTAAAGCTTTTAAGTCAGAGGAATCTAGTCGATCTAGAGAAGACTCCTTCATCAGATTAGTAGGATCAGTGACTAGCAAAGAGAATACAGTCATAGCCTGAGGTGGCTTTATTTTCTTTGCTTTCCCTTTTAATAATTTGTGCGAGTACGAGGAAACTAGTTGATTTAACTTCTTTTTCTTGTGAGGATCTAGTGCAAGATTACCGGCTGCTTGTAAATCCTTAGGGAAAGAAGCGGTTGTAGTGATCTCATTCAAACAAATGCCTGTGATGGTCGAAGCGTTGTCTTCTAAATAATGTAGAAAGTCTTGTTTAGAAGGCGTCTTACCGTGAATAGTTTTAAACAATGGCAACTGGGTGCCATCTTCGAGATGGGGACGATAGAGTCCCTTAGACCCCGCTCCTAACTCCACTAAAAACTTAGTGGAGTTAATGGTAAGCATGGCTTTTGATCCTGACAGAAGATCAATGTTCATCGTTCGAAATCCGGTAACTTTTTATCAAGTTTAACAGGCTTTGTCTTAGTGCCCAGCCACTTCATAATAACTGCCTGTTTCTGATCATCAGTCATCTCACGGAGCATGGTAATTAGTTCATTGGTGGAGGGTGCATAAGAAGCAGTTAAGTCCACCACTGTTCCTGGTGCTCCACCACCCGGTAACCCTCCACCACCTGCGGGTGCTCCACCACCTGCGGGTGCGCCACCACCTGCGGGTGCTCCACCACCTGCGGGTGCTCCACCACCTGCGGGTGCAGTCAGATCAAAGATAGCGCCTGGATTTCCACCACCGGGTGTAGGCTCGGCGGCTAGGCCTGGCTCTTCCATTCCAAGACCCGGCTCTTCCATTCCAAGACCCGGCTCTTCCATTCCAAATCCGGGCTGCTCCATTCCAAGACCCGGCTCTTCTGGCTTCTTAGGTGGCTTCAATACCGACTTTGGATCAACATCAGGTAGGTTCAAAATGTTCTCTATGGCATACTTAACTAGAGGTTCTGAATTAAGTTCCATATTCTGAACACCGCTGAATACCTGGACCAGCTGGCTAGCCGCATTAATCCTAGCAGTTAAGTTATCAACTTTTTCAAGATCCTCAGCAGAGGATATGGGGCTCATAGCACACTCAATATCTTCTACAGACGGGTGGACCTTGTGCTTAAAAGCAATGTGAATCATAAAAAGTCTAGTCATTCCCTGCAAAAGAGCCCTTCTAACTTTGGCTATGGCTCTAGAGTATCTTATATCTAAACGAACCAACGAAGTGGCACCAAGTGAGCCTGGTACTGTTTCTTCAAATCCAAGGAATGCTTTGGGAGTCCGTAAAGCGCCAAAGAGATTATTGCGCTGGAAATCTAAGTCTGCTAAATCACGCAGGTTCATTTCCCCAGCTACTGTTTCAATTCTCAAATCACCCTTCTGACCACCATAGGGCAGGACAATGTCATCATTAAATGACAACGGGTTAAAGTCAGACTTAAATATCTTGTCTTTGAGATCTAGAGATTCCTTCTTCTTTAATTTGCGTTCCAATTCCCGAACTAACTGTTGGCGAGCAGCAGGCTGCATTCCCTCGGTATTGAGGAGAAAGAATCGCATAACCGCAGTTCTGGATAGCCGTCCAGCAACAACTGAAAGCTCAATGAGACGGTACATTTTGAATGCCGCTCTAGCGTTCTCAAGCATAGAAGTTCCGTAGGAAGAGGAGACTTCCATAACTTTAAAATCCTCCTCTTCTTCGGAAACGTGGTTAAAGTCCTTTGCAATAACAGTGCGTTTCTTGTCTTTATCCCGCTCTTTCTCTTTTTCAGACTTCTTAACTTTAATCTCATAAACCTCATGGCGAGGTTTATGAGCAATGAGAAAGTGAACATATTCCCAGGCTGGAAGCAAGGCTTCGGAGTTGTAGACCTGTACCCGGCTAGAATCTTTTTGAGATTCACGGATAAATCCAGCTAGAGCTCCATCAATTTCAATTCTGTGGACACGGGCAGGGTGGTCTGTGTCTTTGATAGCCACAATGCCCTTGCCTTCTTCTACCTCAAGACGAAGCATTAAATCTCCGTCTCTCGAAAGTTGATAGATCCAACCCCAATATTTCTCTTCTAAAGAGAAATCATCAATAAAGTCTGTGATATCTTTTTTGTACTTAGCAGTTGCAACTGGCCAGACAGTGTAGCCTTTTGCCTGATCACAATAGGATGCATCATCTGTCATAAGTTCAAGTGCTGACAAGATCAACGAGTGGGCTTCCATCTCGTTGTAATCTCTGTAGCGTGATGCCCTAGTCGAAGAAAGTTGGGTTACTGCTCCTAAAAGCTCCCAGATCTGACCACGACTAATCATGGTGGCTAAGTTTTCATCAGAAAAAATAGTCTCTACGTTCTTGACAGTGTCTTCGCCAAACTTTTCACGTAAATCTGCTAAATCATCTTCAGCGGGTGAGGACGATTCTAACAAAAGGGGCTGAGTATCCCCAGCCCCTACTAAAACTTGATATGCATTTTTAACACGGTCAAAGAAACCCATGATTATTCCAGGATTGCGCTGAAGAAGTCTGAATCTAGACCCAACAGGAGATCTTTAAAAGTCGTCAATGACGAACGTTGCTCTTCATAGATGTATTTGTCATCTTGACGCATGCCCGGCCACACATTATGTTGCCGGTAGTAGTCGTGTACTTTCTTTAAGTCTTGGTAAGATCGCACCACGCGTGCCGAACGAATCAAGCCTGGGTGGCTGTCAGAACGACCATCGGTTACGAAGATCACACGAAATCCCGGGGGACCTAGGCTTAGAAAGATGTCGGCCTGAATTAACTTGGTTTTTAGATCACTCCAGGTGTCTTGGTCTAAATCATTGAAATCTAGTGAGTCGGAAGCGTAGGTGAGTTTGAAATCCTCATCTAAAGAACACGTGGTATCGTTGTAGTCAATGATTGTCAAGCCAAGGTTATAATTCTGATTCATCGTCGCTCTCTACAAAGGAGAAGATATTTTTGGGAAGAAACCAATTTTCGTTAAATTCTTCGCGTCCGGACTCTGATTCTACGCGTACTGCATCCATTAAAGCCATGCGGTCTGCGGGTGGGTTCTTTGCAAGAGCATGTAAAAGTGCATGGACTGATCCTGCTAAAGCGTCTGATACGTCTTTTGACCCTTTGGTGCCGTCTGGATTTTTATCTGGGTGATCTACTTTTTTACGATCGCGATCATGCTCAAGATTCATGAACTCCTGACGCAGGATGGGATATTCATATTGGTGGATTCTTGAATCATACAGAAGATCACAAACCGTGATGTAAGGTTGGTCATCTGCGTCTACTGAAATACGTTCAGTAGGAATGCCATTTGACTCTAGTATTTGGCGGTTATCTTCAGACTGAAATTGGTCTGTAGAGACTTTCGCAATAGGCATGCCCATTTCGCGTAAGTGGAAAATAAACTGTCTAACTTTTGCAATTGATAAGCGATCAGGTGCTGGGGGAGGCTTTATGGCTAAAAGAAGATCAGTCTCAATAATGGGTCGTCGCAGCAAGGTGTCTGTGTCTATTGCCCAACCAGCCAAATGAACAATTGCAATGCCAGTGCTGTCGTTTGCAACAGATTGGTCAATGTGAACGTAGCGATGAGCATCCGGATGTCTAACCATGGTGCCATCGGCATTAAATAGCACACTAGGGATAAAGTAGTCAATGACAGCGCCATGAGTCTTTAGACCGACTGAAACTTCTGCTTTCGTAAAGGGATGTTTTAGTTCTGGTTTACAAGAGGCGTTCCAAATGGGGTAGCTGGTAAAGAGCCGGCCAGTGGGGGAGGTCGAAACACCTGCAATATTGCGCAGACCCTTTATGATGTTGTCTTCAAAAGAAGCCCTAAAATCTAAAGGGACCCGTACAAAAGCTTTCTGCATAGAAACGGGAAGTAAATCTACCGCCTTGGACGGGTCTGACAGCTCCCCCTCTGCTATAAAATCGCGGATAGGCTTTAAGTCCGGAAGTTCGTCCATTAATTGGATCAGATCCTTTGGATCATTTACAATAAACGGATCGTCGCGTTCGTTACCTATGAAAACTGGGAAAGTTACATTGGAGTAAGTTCCCTGTGGTTTAGCATCCCAAAGAGCAGCCGAAGTGACCTTAGTTCCAAAGTTAGCCAGCTTTATACGACTCTCAGTAAACGATGATTGAGTAGTCGAAGAGGAAACTAATATTGAAAAGCCAGGATCGACGCCACCTCTCAAGAAACGAGAACGGCGTCGATCTGTGATTTCTTTATAAATATCCTGCGCCTTGTCTATGGATCCTGCTTTACTTGAACCGCCATCACGAGCAAAGTTTGCTTCATCGAAAAGACAGCACAACAAGTTGGTACCAATAACAGATAAAGCATTGGAGCCCGAAACTATGTAAATTCCTAAATCAGGAAACCTCAGAATAGAGTCCACTGACTTGTCTCGGGGACATTTCTCCCTGAAGTAGGGGGAGGCATCAATCATATCACGTAACTGAGCAAAACCAGTGATCTCTGCTTGGTTTTGGCTAACCGACAGGTAGGCGAAGAAGATTCTCGAAGGGTCAGCTAGTTTGAAAAGTCTCTGTGGGTGTTTAAATGATGATAGATAGGTTAATTTCCAAAGAAGGGAGGCAATGCCAGCAGTTGATTTACCAGTGCCAATAGATCCAGTGACAACCCATTCATTCTTATTGTTGCCCGCAAAGTCTGCTATCTCTTTCTTCCAGAAAGGATACATGGAAGATGCATAGGGTCCTAAGTAATAACGAGAGTTCAACCATTTATCAATGGTAGGGACATCGTGTATTTGACCCGGGTCGCCTTCTTGGACTGAAGCGTCCACTGCTACTTTTAAAGCACTTAAAAGTATGTCCCGATCATGGGGTGACTGGAACTCTTCAAGTAACTTTTCTAAGAGAGGGTCAGTTGAAGCCACTTTCTAGATCATCCTCTAATGAGTCAACCAACTTCTTAAGGCGATCAACAGGAACTGAGCGAAGTCTATCAAGTAAAGCCTCGTGAGGGTCCACTTGATTCTTCAAGCGATCTCCAGCCGACTCAACATATCTTCTAGTTGCTTCAACAATTTCAGCAGAACGTCTAGAAACTAGGTCATACCGACGTTCCATTTCTTCTGGGTTCATTTTGTTGATGTTGTTAGGATCTAGAAGTTCATCCTCTAGGGAGGTTAAATAACCGACCAGGCGCGGGAGGTTTGCGAGTCTTTTGGACATGGCGTACATCACCGCCATGTCCACCCTCTCCACCATTCCCCCGTAAAGTTGTTTGATCTCTTGTGGGGTCTGCTTCGTTTCTCCCGTCATCCAAGAGATGAACATTGCCATCACGTCCAACGGGTCTTGATTCCCCGTGGGAGTTCCCACTAGCAAGGTCTTCTGCAGGTCTGATAGCTGCTTTGATGCGTCGTTTTGCTGTGACATTATCTAATTCCGTACCTAAAGAAGACTCTACCTTAGATACTATAGAACGGATATGCTTGTCCCGCCTACCGTAGTCTTTGGCTACTTTTTCAACAACATGATCAGGTATGGGGTCACCCGTATCGCGGCCTGAGCAAAGTTCACAAACTTTTAAGTAAATGCCAGAGTACTCAACAAGCCTGTGCATGTGGTCCCTGCGAGGAACCTTGATAATCTGGCCTTCGAAAAGAGATAGAAATAGGTAAAACTCACGAGAAAATAATCCCGCAAGTAGCACAAAAAAGTCTGAGTTAGACGAGGTGGACAGGTACCGAACAAATACTTCATGGACTGCTGGGTCAGCAGGCTGAAGGAATGATTCATTCTTGGTGCGCTGCTCTCCATGCGCTTGCTCTGACGATAATTCGGTAATATCTTCCACAGGAATCCAAACTTAAGGTGGTTGCAAAAGCTTTAGTGTCATCAGTAAAATCAAAACCCAGCCTGTGGAAGTATTGTAGTGCACGGTCGTGTTCTTTCTTAAAGAAGATTTCGATCGAGGGTGCTTCTGTGTTTGAAATTATAGGCTGGGATGCCTCTATCTTAGCAAGGGTGGTAGGTTCCAGCTGCTCAAGTCTGGACATAGAGTCCAGACGTTTCTGGGACCTAACAAAATTAGAGATCTCATTGCGAGATCCCGTGTAAAGAAAGCTAACTAATCTTTTAGGTGAGAGATCAACATACTCTGACCTTAGTAAGGCTATACATTTTAAAGTGGCAACACTGTAGAATTCTTCTTCGTCACCGTAGGGAAAGTGACGCTTTACTACAAGGCGTATTATGTCATTCAAACTCTCCATAAAAAGAGTTTGATTGTATCTTTCGTTCTTTGCGAACGCTATTAAAGCATCCGTATGTATCACCGCATAGGTCCCTTAACTCTCGAACGGTCCACTAAAGTGGATTGAGCTAACTGTTTCTTCTGGAACTTCATCCAAATAGACCACATTAATGCTTGGAAAGTAGAGTCCGAAGTGAACGAATTAGCAGCCCAAGATGCCATGACGTGTTGAAAGAGATTCAAAATCTCAGGTCCATAGCTCTCGATTAGAGAGCGGTATTCAGTGTCATAGAAAGAATTGCCAGCAGCAGCGTAGTACTGTAGCAAGTTCTTCATACAGTCGTAAAAGTCAGCCTTGACCACTGCCAAAGGCTGAGTGCAAAGGCGAGAAAGAGAAACTTCAAAAGAAGCACGGTCTGCTTCACGGATTGCAAGCAGGGCAGTGATCAAATCATGTTCGCTTGACTTTAAGGTCTCCACATATTCGTCAGTGTTATCGACCATAGAATACATGTGTAAAGCCATGACAGCATTCCGCATGTGGCCTCTTGAAACCTTAGCGATGCGATCCAAATGGTCGTCTTTATACTGAATGCCCTGCTTAGCAGCAATGCTACGTAAACCCTCAACTACCTCTTCAGTAGGAACCGGGTCAAACATTAACTCAATCGAGCGAGAACGAATGGTAGGTAGAATATCTTCTACATCTGTGGTGCAGAAAATAACAAACATGCGATCTTGTAGACCCTCTTCAATAGCTTTGAGAAGAGCAGACTGGGCTGTGCGAGAAGCAAGGTGGAACTCGTCAAAAACAACAATGCGCCAAGAGTCTTGAGGAATGGCGACAAAGAAATCATCGCGAAGTTTCCTGATAGATTCTACAGAGCCCACAATTGCAGAGTCGTATTCTTGGTAGTAGACAGTGCGATCTAGAGAAGACTTGCACACAACACAATCGCCGCAAGGCCGGTAAGACTTCTGAGCCTTGCAGTTCAAAGTGCGAGCCATAATTCTAGAGGAAGTGGTCTTGCCAGTTCCAAAAGCACCCTGGAAAATTAAAGAGCGTGGAGCACTTTCTGGATCTCTAACTATGGCAGAGAGGACCTTTTTGACCAAAGGTTGTCCCTTGAGATCAGCAAACTTCTGTGGGCGGTGAGTATTGGTCCTCC